TCAAAAAAAGCTTTCTCGCCATTTACGCTTTCTACATCTACCGCTGCTCGCAGGATAGAACCCATCTGTTGTGACAACATCTGGATGTTTGCAGAAAACTGATTGACAAAAGCTGTAGTAATTTGAGTAGACATTATGTCATCTCCTTACAGTTTCAGTTTTAGGTTCACTGCGCTTGGTTGTCTCTTGCGAGGCCGTGCTATTGCTTAGGGCAACTACTCCACTTGACTTACAAGCTTGCTCGTGGGCCTTGCGGTTGTCCACTACATATACTCCCGTAACCGTAATACTTCAGCAACGTAAGTATCATGCTCTGGGTGCATTCTATCAAAATATGGACCATCTCGTCTAGTCATCTCTGCAATTTGCCTTGATGCCTCTTCCGGGGTCATAATTAACTCTGTTGTCTCGCCTGCTAAATTGTCTTCGCCAATCTGTGATGCAAGGGTGGAAAACATGCGGATGATGTCAGGATGATCGCCCAACATGCGCCCATCAGACAGTTGGATGTCATCAAACATATCTGTGCCGCCCAATAGGTTGCGAGCAGCCATACGAGCCATTTCTAGGCGCTGTTCAAACGCCTGACCAAACTCCTGCCGCAATTCCTGTTCCCCTGCGTAGCGGGCTTCCTCGGCGCTCTCAGACATGCTATTGTTCATGCTATCAACTGTGGAGCGCACAAAGTTCATCATTTCGTTTGCTTGGCTCGGACGCAGTCCAGCGTTCAAGGCATGTTCCCGAAACGAATTAAGATAGTTTTCTTGCAATGGCACATCGCCGTCAAACTGATAGCCATTTACATCTGTTGGCGCACCTAGCTTATTGTAGACCTCTCTCCACTCATCAGACGTTGCAGATTTACTTGGCAGCGCAATTTTATCTGCGCCAATCATACGCTGGGCATTGACATAGCTTTTTGCCAACGCGCCCGGATCTGTAAAAGTGCGCAAGCTTGGTTCGTTGCGCAAGTCTTCTGGCAGGCTTTCTAAAAAGCTAACTGGTACAGCTTCTGCTGCAACAGCTTCCTGAGACCCAACATCTTGGGTTGCCTCTTCGCTCATGGGGTTTCCTTCCCTTCGGTCAGCATTCGGACAATCAACAGCACTGCTGCTCGCTGACCTTCGTTAAATGCACTTTCATAAGGATTGTCCGAAAACGTGGTTGTCTCAAACCCAAAGCGGGTTTTAAGATCACTCAAGACTACCTTTCCATCATCTGTATTAAAAACACGTCGATAAGAAAGTTTTAAATCTTCTATCTTCTTCACTGTTCAGCACCACCCACAGCTTTAACCAATGGCGCGATCTGCCCAGCCGCTTGCGCTGACATCATTTGCTGCTCCATAGCCTGCTGCTCTTGCGCGGCCTGCGCTTGCTGCCTACGAATACGCGCAACCTCGTCATCACTTCGGATCACACGCGCAGGAATGCCAGTGACTTCAACTAAATACTGCACAAGCTTGTCACTATCCAAATAATCCATGACAGGTGCAATTTCAGCAACCTGCATCATCACTTCAAACCCGCGCAGCATAGACTGCAAATCAGTCAGCTTCTGCGCCTTCGCCAATGGACTTACATACTCAATGTCAATGTCCTGACCTTGTAATTGCTCAGGAGCGGCTGGAAGAAGACCGTTCCTGAGCAGCAGCGCGAAAGAGCGAGATATAAGAGGCTGTAACAACTCAGACTGGAGCCTACCAAGAACAGGTCCAAGAAGACGCATCTTCTCCTCATTACGCTGCAACACTTCAGTCGCAGTCATGGCTGGGCCTTGTGACATCAGCAACTGATCCACATAGAATGCTTGCCGGATTGCATTGCGCCGCTGCTCTTCCATGTTTAAACCCAGTGGATTGTTTGCGCCAATCTGCAACGGCTCTAAACGATCCCGCGTACCCGTGCGATAAAAATTTAATGCCCCCGGCGTTGTTCGCACTGGCAACATAAACCCATCGTCTGGAACCATCAACGGCGGATCTATCTGCTTCTGAGCCGCACGAATAGTAGTCTCAGACATTTTGTTAACCATCTTAACATCAGGCAATGCATTCATCGCCGGAGATCGCCCATAAGTGCTAACACTGTCTTTTACAAAACGCGGAACCATAAATGGGAAATCATCAAATCCACCTTCAGATATTAACGCTTTACTGTCTAAATGGTAGTATACTGATGCGATAGGCTTGTTTTGACCGATCTTACCTTTACTTTCGCTACGCGGATAAACAACGTGAACAAGATCATGCTCTTTGTGCGGATCGTTTTTTAAATCCTTTGTCATCTGCGTTGGTAGGTTTTGTTCGCCAAAGCGTTGTGCTGCTGCTCGCGCACTAAGCTTAAACTTGCGATAGACCGTGTCAACCTTACCATTTGCGTCTTCGGCAACCGTTACCTCGGCAATATGACGCGCACTAAAGCGTAAACCGTTAAGATCCCCCTCAACATAAAACGCAGCCGTGCCAAACACGACCAAATCATAGTACAGTTCGTGGATCTCTTGCTGGAAGTTCGAGCGATTGAAAGCTTGGTACATTTGATCCATGCACAACTCTAACCACTCATTTGCAGCATCGTCACCCTGCAACGCAGGATCACGATACCGCATAGAAAACCAAGGCGTACTGGGAGACGTCAACATACCATGCAGTGAGGAAGAGAGCAGTTCAACTGCATGAACGGCTGTGCCGTCATAGATCAGTTCGGTACGCTTGTCGCCTTGAGTTCTCTTTTTCGTAATGTCAGCTTTGCGCGGCAACATATAATCCGCAAGTTCTTGCCAATGCTTCTCCCAATTAGACCTCTGAGACTGCAACGTCTTATACCTACGGTCTAGCTGCGAAACTAGCGGATTAACTTGTGCCATTACATCATTCCAATACTATTTAACATAGAACGCTTCTTGCGCTTCTCTTTGCCCTCAACAGCCCCGCCCTGCATCCGACCAGCCATCTTTTGGTTCAAACGCTCCAAAGGATCAACTGTCATATCAGCACGGCGCTTGGCTGGCTGCGACGACATGCGCCCCATCTCACCAGCAATATTCTGCGGCATGCGGTACATCATGTAATCAAACCACCCATCAATGATCTTTTCTTTCTTGTCTTGGGTGGTGCAAGCAATCCTGCTGGGGTTGTCTCAATTGTCCCCGCAAAACCCTTCTTCTCTTCCGCTTCCTTAACAACCGCCTCCTCTGCCGATCCCGCTTCAGGCTGCGCAGTCGAACTCGGCGCAGCAGGTGGCATTGGTGTGGTATCAACATCAGCAGCAGCATCATCCGCAGCAGCATCCGCAGCAACCTTTTGTGTTTTTTCTCTTTCTTCTCTTTTTTCTCTTTTCTTTTTGTTTTGCCTTAAACGGTCTTGAATTTCTTTATGTTTAGCTGCACTCGCTTCGGTGCGATCTTCATAATCTTTAATGGCAGCATCGCTATAACCAGCATCCTTCATAGTCTCAGCCCGCTTTTCCTTGCTTTGACCAATAGTGGAAAGCCCAATTGATAAGTCTGACTTGACGTTTTCTACAATAGCACCAAGACCCGTTTGTGGCTCCTTGCCTTTCATAGCGCTCGTCTCTTTAGACGTTTCCGTCTGAGTTATACTGCCAAGATTACACATCACATCAAATCCTTATACAAACTCGCCCCAGTAGGAACAAACCCCAAACGCTCCAGCAACGCAGCGCTCCTCTTACTATTAATGCCAGATGTCGCGCCTGTCAAAATCTGAACAGCACCAACATCTCGCGCCCAATCTTCAAACATCTTCATCAACCGCACACCCGCCATGCCGCCGCGATGCTCTGGCCTAACATACCAGATATAATCCCCCGCGACTAGCCTGTTGCTGTATGGAGGCAAAAACGTCAAACCTACAATCGCCCCGACAAGAAAATCCCCAGACCAACAGCCAAGAACCAAACTGCCATCGTCATTAACTCGATCACTAACCCAATCCTCCATCTTACCCCAGTCAAAATCAACATTCCGCTGAAACGAAACACCGTGAAACTCACAAATCAAATCAGTCACAGCAGGAACATCAAGCTCAACCGCTAATCTATAATCAAGCCGCAAACGGGTCATATTCCATTACCGCCTGTCTTTGTGGAACCCTCATGCTCGGCCCAGTCTCCCGCAAGCCAACAGCAAAATACCGAAACGCATCAGCAGCATGAGACGACCAATCATGCACAGGATTAGCCCGAAACGTCCTATTCTTATCATTATACGCCCGATGATACTGCCGCAAACACTCCAACAACTGCTTGCACTTCTCACGATCAAACCACAATCGCAGTATCAACATCTGCGCCGCGTGTATCCCATCCTCTAACGGCAACTTAGGCACAACGCGAAAATTCAACCCCAAATCCCAAGCAGTCTCCCGCCTAGACTTGCCAGACCCCAACTCCCGAACCTCAATGTCATGCGGCGCATTATGCGTCCCATACAAATAATTCCGCTGGTTCAAAATCTGACAATAATGCGGCAAACCCTGATTTCTGTTCTCATAATAATCAATCACATGAACAGCACGTCCAATCGTCTGCGTAAACAATATGCTCGTGCTATCCCCAACACCCAAATCCCACCACGTATCAACCTTCGCAGTCGGATCATAAGGAACCTTCGTAATCTGCCCAGCCGCCGCAATGTTCTCCAAATCAGCACCATAAATCGCACCCGGAACATTCGCATTCCAAGAACACTCAAATTCCTGCATATACTGATCATGCGTCATCATGCGCCGAGCCGCGTCCAATTCCTCCTGATCAAGCAGCCCAGTCTGGCTCGCCTTGTAAACAGCCGACAACCACTCATCATCCCCAGTCGCCTGCTCATAATAATCATAAAACGCATTATGACCCTTCGGCGTACCAACAAAAATACAAAACCCCTTCCGATCCGACAACGCTGGCCTCAATACCTCTGGAAACACATTCTCAGGCATGTCAGCAACCTCATCCATCACGCAGCCATCCAAGTATATACCGCGCAAACTGTCCGGGTTCTCAGCACCAAGCAAGCTAATCCGAGCGCCCGTAGGCAGATCACACCGCAATTCAGTCTCGTGAAACTTTACATT